TCCAACATGGCTGCGATTTACAGCCTGAATGCGAGTTCGTCTGAGCCTAGTGCTGCTAATTCTGTTGCCCGGATGATTTGGGCAGATGAAACGAATAATGAGCTAAAGATCAGAAACGGCACCAATACGTCGTTTATCACCATTGGTTCTCTTAATGAGACCAACCTTGGACTGGCAACCATTGCTAGCCCTACGTTCACCGGCAACGTTGGCGTACCCGCTGGAACGGTCAGCAGTTTGCCGATCCGGCGATCTGACGACACCAACACTGGGATTTACTTCAGCGCAGCTGACACGCTTGATATTGCAACGGGTGGAACGCGTCGTGCTCATTTCGACAGCAACGGTATCACCATCCGTGACCGCAAGGCTCTAAGGCTGCGAGACACCAGCAACAGCAACTTTGTTGCGCTCCGCGCCCCAGATAACGTCAGCAGTGATGTGACGCTAACTTTGCCTGGCACTGACGGCGATGCCAATGATGTATTGCAGTCAGATGGCAGTGGCAACCTGAGTTTTACTGCTTTGCCACAGGCTGTGCCGACTGGTTCGGTTCACGTTATGGCGACGACCACTGCGCCGAGCGGTTATCTGAAGTGCAACGGTGCTGCAGTCAGCCGAGCGACTTACGCCGATCTGTTCGCGATTATTGGAACGACATGGGGTGAAGGCGACGGCAGCAGTACCTTTAACATTCCAGACCTGCGTGGTGAATTTGTTCGCGGTTGGGATGACAGCAAGGGCACTGACTCAGGTCGTAGTTTTGCAAGTTCGCAGGGTGATAACAATAAGCAGCACAACCACACCGCTTCTGCGACTTCAAGCGTTACCGATAACGGCCACTTCCACTATGCGTTTTCCAATCAGTACACAGACAACGGCAGCGCACGTCTCATTAACAAAGCAGGGCAAGATTTAAGGGCTGCATCTGATGGTGCGGTTGGCAATGACTCACGTCAGGATTACAAAATGGGTGCAGTCTCAGGGGCTGCAGACACTGGTCGCACCGAAGTGAAGCAAACTGGCGTGACGGTTAGCACTTCTGTGACGGTGGACAACAGTCCTGCTGGCGAGTCCAGGCCGCGTAACATTGCAATGATGTACGTTATCAAAACGTAAGTAATGGCCGACCGCAAAATTACGGATCTGACTGCTCTTGCTGCAGGTAGTCAGGCAACGGGCGACTTGCTGACGATTGTGGACGTTAGCGAGGGTGCTGCGGCCGATAAGAACAAGAAGATCACGGTCGAAAGCCTGTTTAAGGGTATTCCGTCGAATGTCGGCATTGGAACGTCGTCGCCGACCAATGCGAGTCTTGTAATTGAAAAGGTTGGATTTCAGGTTTCATGTGAAACAGGTACATCAGGAGATGGTCAGCTACGGATTGGACATTTTAGTGATGGCGCTTTTATTGGAACTTATGGAGACGATGGCGGCGCTGCTGATTTTATTCGTTTCGGCACTCATTCTGGTGACGAGCGGATGCGTATTGATAGTTCGGGAAATGTTGGCATTGGAACGTCGTCACCTAGTACAAAATTTGTTGTTTCAAACTCAGGCGCGGAGGGACTTGAACTCAGCCATTCCAGCGGCACTAGCGAAATCAGTTCATACAACCGTTCTACTTCTGCCCGCGCACCTGTAGATCTTATTGGTCAAACTTTTAAGGTCTTAACTGGCAATCCGTCTCTAAGCACTGGCTTGTTTCAAAACAGCTCTGGCAATGTTGGCATTGGAGCGTCGTTGCCTGCAGCAAAGTTAGATGTTGCAGGCAACCAACTATTTAGTGCCGCTAATCCTCAAATTCAATTCAATGCTGGTGGTCCGATTATCAGGTTACCATCTGCTAATACGCTTGCTTTTTTAACTGATAGCACAAACGAGCGGATGCGGATTACGAGTAGTGGTGATGTCTTAATCTCCAAAACAACTACATCCTTTGGTACAGATGGAATTGTTCTTGCCGATGCTGGTTATGTTGCCGCAACAAGAACATCAGCCGCGCCGCTTTTTGTTATTCGCAACGGCACAGACGGAACTCTCGTAAATTTTGAAGCGCAGAATGTATCTGAAGGGAGCATTAGTGTTTCTGGAACGACTGTTTCCTATAACGGCGCTCACCTTTCACGTTGGTCACAACTTTTAGCCGGAGCAGAACGTACTGAAATATTGCGTGGCTCTGTGCTGAGCAACCTCGATGAGATGTGCGAATGGGGAGAAGAAGATAACGAACAGCTGAACCGCATGAAGATCAGCGATGTTGAAGGCGATCGCAATGTCGCTGGCGTCTTTCAAGCCTGGGACGATGACGATGACACTTACACCAACGACTTTTACTGCGCGATGACGGGTGACTTTGTGATCCGGATTGCACAGGGCACAAACGTTGCACGCGGTGATCTGCTGATGTCTGCTGGTGATGGAACGGCAAAACCGCAGGATGATGACATTGTGCGTTCCAAGACCATCGCCAAGGTGACTAGCACCACGGTTTCCACAACTTACGCAGACGGCAGCTATTGCGTGCCCTGCGTCCTCATGGCTTGTTAAATACAGGTCATTTAGACTGTTCCTACATCTATTGAGCGATCATGGCAAACGTCAAGATCACCGAACTGACGGCTGCCACTGCCCTCGCCGGGAC